CGTTTAGGAGGCATTATGAAACGATTATGTAAAAACGTTGATATTACAGATATTGATTTTATCAAGAATGCAATCAACGAATGTCTTAAAAATAAAGATAAAAAGAGAAAAGCTATATGCAACACCAGACTCATTAATTGGGCATTACTTTATCATTGGATAGTCCTAGAACGACTGAAAACTTATCTTAGATTGAGAGGAAACGATATGGATTTTATCAATCAAATTATGCCAAGTCTAGTAGACTTCATTGCAGTTGTTGTTGGATGTGGCTTGATGTATGCAGGGCAGTATGTCAAAAAGCTATATAACCAGTATGTAGACAACGAAACCAAAAAAGATGTTGTCAATACAACTGTTCAGTATGTCGAACAAGTCTATCAAGATATTCATGGCGAGGAGAAATTAGAAAAGGCATTGGAAAGGGCAAGCAAACTTTTACAAGAGAAAGGAATAACCATTTCCAATACCGAACTTGAGACATTGATTGAGAGTGCAGTATGTGGTTTTAACGATGGTTTCAATAAAGCCTAATGAATGGAGCACAACTGTTTGACTTATCGCAAACGATAACACAACTTGTTGCATTAAGTTGTATTCTTAGTGCATTTAGCGTTTGTTACAACTTCTATCAAACAATGAAGAAACCGAAAAACAATATAAACATTCGTATCGAAAAGTTAGAGAAAGAAGTGGAAAAAATAAACAAGTTCTTAACGCAGGATGATAAATCCTTAGAAGAACAAGCCGAAATCAATTCACTGTTCTTAAAATCCTTACACGCTTTATTAACGCATGACCTTGACGGAAATAACACAAAAGAAATCAAGGAATGCCAAGAAGAGATTCAAAATCGATTATTCAATGAAGCAGGTAAGATACGTTAACACGAGTTAACACAAATTAAAAATAAATAGGCAAAACAAAAGGGCAACTTTTTTAAGTTTGCCCTTTTTTTCGTGCGAGAAAGGAGATTTTATGCAACCGAATAAAACATATGTCGCTAGTGATGGATATGAATATTTTATGTGTCCTATGACCGAGTTTAAGATTACGCAGGTAGAAAATGTTGGAACACATTTAGGAACAAAAGCAGTCGATTTTGCTAGTGGTACTGCAGGATATAGAGCACCTTATTATGCACCTGCCACTGTTAAATGTATTAAGACCATTCCAAGCTACGGAGAAGCCACTTGGCAGACTGTTAACAAGGTACATTGTCCAAATGGGTACTTTGGTATTGTTACCTTTGAAACAGTCCATGACAACACCTTTAATGCGTATGTAGGCATGGTTATTAAGCAAGGTCAACAGTTAGGAAATATGGGTGATGCAGGTAGAGCAAGTGGTGTTCATTTGCATATCGAATTCACACAGTCTGCGAATGG